GAATGGGTAAAAGATGAGAAAAATGTTTCTTCATATTCTGATTATCAAAAAAAGATAAACGAACTTACAGAACCTGAATTAAATTGGTTTAATAAAAAAGTTGAAATAGAAATTAAACAAAAAATGTCAAATATAGAAAAGTTAGCGAGGTAATTATGGAAAAAGATACAGTCTTTAATTTTTATTTAAGCACTAGTGGAAGTTCTAAAGAACCGATACTTATGTTTAAAGGAACAGTAGACGCATTTCAAAAAGTAGAACAACTTTACGCTGAGCTATGGTATAACGTGATTGATAAACAACTAGGATTACTTAATTTTGATAATGGTTATCAAGTTGACGCACTAA